ATTTGGGTTCAGAAATCTGGTTGCCTTCACAACGGCTGGAGTAACAAGCTGGACTGTTCCTGAAGAGTTGCGCAATGGAAGAAAATGTTACGTCAAAGTTATTGGTGGCGGTGCGTCAGGAGGGATAGGTTCAACAACCGCTTCAGCCGTTACATGTGGCGGAGGAGGTGGTGGGGGCGGAGTTGCTGAGGGGCTGGTAGATTTAACTGGTATAAACAGTGTTTCGATTACGGTTGGTGCCGGTGGTGCGCCTGTGTCTGGTATTTCTGTAAACGGTAAAAATGGTGGCTCGAGCAGTTTCGGGACTTACATGTCAGCTTCCGGAGGCTATAGCGGAGGCCAGCCTTCCGGAGGGTTAGGCGCAGTTGGTGTCGGGGAACAATTAATACATCGCTTGGGCCAGGTTCTCCAGGTTCCATTGCTTCTGCCGCATCGGGAGCTGGTAATGGTGGTTCTGGTGGTGGCCCCGGAGGAGCAGGTTCATTCAGAGATACAGCTAACGGAAAAGCGGTATCAGCAGTTGGGCCTGGAGGTGGCGGTGCTGGATTATGTCCTAATTCATCAACGGGTCAGTCGGGTGCCGGAGCAGATGGCGCAGTTTATATTTACTGGTGAGGTTCATATGTGGGCAAGAATTGAAGAAAATAAAGTAGAAGAGATAACGGAAATTAATCCTGAAGGAAGATTCCATCCATCATTAATATGGAAAGAATGCCCTGCTGACACACAGCAGGGGGATTTATATATTGATGGTGAGTTTATTGTGCAGTCTCCGGCAGTTCAGGCCAGATAACATCCGGCGCGGTGCTGGTATCTGTTGCCGTCACCGCGTCAATGTAATCCAACACCGTGTTAAGTCGGCTGGTTTCTGACTGCGTCAGATTCCGTCCGGCCTGTAATTTCAGCTGAATCAGACTAATGGAAGCCATTGCAGTATCAATCAGTGACTGACGCTGTGCTTCTGCCGCGTCTACTGCGGCGCTATGCTGTGCCTCAGTATCGGTCACCCATTTCTCACCATCCCATTTATCGTATGGCGTTAATGGGGCGATAGTGGTTGTATTTTCGGGGTAATCACCCGGTGCTGTGATTTCTTTGGCATCTCCCGTTTCGGTGTTATAGACGATTTCACCGCGATGGTCTGGCACATATTCCCATGAATTTAAATCTACAGAACGGCAAATTGTATAACCAGCCTTATATGTACCAGGAGCGTCTAAACAGGAATATGCTGGAATACCGACACCCACTGCAAGATATTCAGTTGATGCAGAAATATATTCCCGAGTTTCACCATCGTAGTTATAGACGGTAATATTCCCCGCCTTCGTGGCAATAAACTCGCTATTTAATACTGCGTTATCCATTATGCAGCCCTCACGATAAAGTTAAATGCAATATTTCGTGGACGGGTCTCACTCCCGCCAGTATTACCGATACTCCCTCGTGAATGAAGTGTCGGTGATGGGATCAGACTCCCTCCTGTATTTGTGGCATCAAGTCCCCGTCCTTGTGTGTATGTTTTTTTGAAAATCGTAGCCAGTTCCCATTCATCTTTTGTGTCGTAACCATCATTGGCAACAACAATATGGCGGTGTTTTTCCAGCATCCCAGCCTGAAGGCTCAATAAAGCACGTCCAGCATCAATACCACGCCCGTCATCCCAGCCACGAATAAACTCACCACGTAAATCTGGCAATTTATTTGTCGGGTAAGCCTTTGCCAGTTCCGGGTATTCTTCAGCAGAAAAAGCTGCTCCGTTGCATTTCAGCCAGCCTGTTGGCGGAGTGGCTGAAGGCCACGGAACAGGGACACCAACAGGTAATGCAGAGCCTTCTCCCAAACCAACGTTTAAGAAAATGCAGAGATTACGGCTAACTGGCATCATCCCCGGTTTTTATTCAGGGGATCCATCATGCTTATTGGCTATGTCCGCGTATCAACAAATGACCAGAATACAGAATTGCAGCGTAACGCGCTGGAGTGCGCAGGATGTGAACTGATTTTTGAAGATAAAATCAGCGGAACGAAATCAGCCAGACCGGGATTGAAAAAACTGCTCAGAACGCTATCAGAAGGAGATACGCTGGTTGTCTGGAAGCTGGACAGACTGGGCAGAAGTATGAAACACCTGATCACGCTTATTGAGGAATTGCGGGAAAAAGGTGTTAATTTCCGTAGTCTGACGGACAGCATTGACACATCAACACCCATGGGGCGTTTCTTTTTTCACGTCATGGGAGCTTTAGCCGAAATGGAACGTGAATTAATTGTAGAGCGTACACTGGCCGGGCTGGCAGCAGCACGCGCACAAGGACGCATTGGCGGACGTCGCCCGAAGTTGACAAAAGAACAACACGAGCAAATAGCGAGGCTGATTAAAAACGGTCATGACAGGAAACAACTGGCGATCATTTACGACATCGGCATATCGACGATTTATCGTTATCACCCTGTAGGCGATATACAGGCTGAAGAAACAACCAGGCAGATTCAGGAAAATGAAAACCGCTAATCTGACCATTAGCGGTTTTGCGTTAATCAAAACAGCCCTTTAACGGAGCTGGCCGCGCTGTTAAGGGATGATGTGACCTTATCTTTGAAGCCGGACAGCATATCACTGAACGATGAGGATTGCAGGCGCTCCCGCAAATCCTCATCACAGCGTTCAAGAGTCAGTGAAAATTCTATCTTTTTCGCCTTACCGTAGCGATCAAACTCGGAGCGGGTCGTATTCGTTTCAGTCAGTACATACATGCCGTAAATCTGCCCGACACCATCAATCAGAGGCCAGGGGCGTCCTGTATATGCCTGCGTGGTCAGCAACGAAAGCGACACTTCGCCACCTGTAATTTCAGGATAAAGCACACCAGAAAGAACGATGCGATCATCGCCTGCCCCGATATACTGCCAGCTTGCTGAACGGTTAACGCGTTCATTTTTCACATGCCGCCAGCTTTTATTTTGCTGTAACTGCTGATGCGGCAATGTGCGCAGCTCAAAAACAAACATGCCGTAGATCATCATCATGGCCATGACTCCTCAATCTTTATCGTAAAAACTGCCACGTCCGGCACGGTCGCGTCGTTCCAATTCTGCCCTGACCATTTCACCGACCAGTTTCGCCAGTTCGCGGGGATTCTGCGTAACAACGTTATGCAGATGAACATGAATTTCACCGCCAAATCCGGAGACAGCAGGCTCCCGATTACGGGAAGCTGCAGGAACTGATGCCACTGGCGATCGTATGGCCTCCGCCACCGGGCGGGAGCTGGCCGCAACAACAGGGACCAGCGCCGGAGGCAGAGGAGTCGGGACCACGGGTGTGATGTTGATTGCGGAAGCAGGCTTACTGACCTGCGCAATCTTCCGCTCCTGCCACTCCCCACGAACAGCAAGTGCGCGGGGCAGGTTCTTAAAGACAATATCGCCGGGGCCAATGCGTTTTTTCGTCTCATCAACCAGCTTACCTGTGTTATCAGCAATTTTGCTGAGTCTGCGTAGCGTACCGGTATTGCTGTCTGTGAGCGGTTTGTTGTCTTTGGGTTTATCACCTCCGGTGCCATTGCCATTTTCCACAGGCTTCGGCGGATTGATTTTCGCAAGGTCCCCCTGAAGCAAGGCAACCTTGTCCTGAAGAATGGCCGCACGCTGTGCGTCTTCGATTTTCTTTCTCGCCCTTTCCGCTTCATCCGGAAGAACACCGAGTTTTTCAAGTATCCACGCCAGCGTATCCAGCAACATTTTTGCAGGCGTCAGAACAAGCTGTAACGCGCCACCAAGAACGTTACCGAATATCTCGCCAGCACTGGTACATTTATCCAGCGTTTCCTTGCTGGACTCCATCGGTGACAGCAGCGATTTAAACCAGTTAAACACCTGGCTGATCCCGCTTCCGATTGCGTCAAAAACAGGACCAAACTGTTCAAAGGTTTCGCGCAACGGGATCAGCCTTTCCATAATCCCGCTGAACACCCCGGCAAAAAATGCCTGATGGGATCCCAGTATTTCCAGATAAGAACGGCAGCTCCGGCAAGCGCAGCCACGATAAGACCAACCGGACTGAACAGCGCCCCGATAGCGCCTCCCAGCAAAGAAACGGAACCCGTCACCATTCCCCATAGTGCTGGCAGGACCCTGACAGCATTCATTGATCCGGTCAGGAGAGAAAAACCAAGACGCAGTTTTGCCAGCGGGCCAGCAAGCACACCAATAGCCAGCGACAACGAGCCAACCGTTGCAGTCATTGCCAGCAACGCACCGCCTGCTATCAGTAGCTGGCGCGTCAGTGTCGGATGGGCCTGCGCCAGCGCCGTCACCCTTGATACCACCCGTGTGAGCCACTGCGTGACAGAACGCAGCGGACCGTCAATCAGATCTGCAATGCGGATGCGCAACCCTTCCCATGCACTGCCGAGTGATTTCAGATCGCCGTCAAGGTTGTTGGCCATAACCTTTGCTGTGCGTTCAGCCTCAACCGCGTGCGCCTTCAAGTTCTTTTCTCAGTTTGGGTAAGGAACCGTCACCTGCCGCATCCAACGAGGGCCATAAACGATGTGAAAGCCTCTTCCCCGGCGATGTCCTTAAAGAAGGATACCCGGTCAACTTCCCCGTATTTGCGGGTGGCTTTATAAAGGTCGGCCAGCACATCCTCCATCGGGCGCATTTTGCCGTTCGCGTCAGAAACTGCCACACCAAGCTCTTTCAGCGCCTCTGCCGCCGCCTTTGGCGGTGATGCCAGACGAGCCAGGCTGGCACGCATTGCCGTCCCGGCATCACTCCCTCTGATGCCCATATTCGCCAGCACGCCAGCCATCGCTGCGGCCTGCTCCAGCGATATTCCCAGCTTACCCGCCACCGGACCTGCATATTTCATGGTTTCGCCCAGTGCGCGAAGGTCAGTGTTGGTACGGGTAAACGCTGCGGTGAGTGTGTCACCGACCCGGTCCATCTGGTCAGCAGAAAGGCCGAACTGCGTCAGGATATTTGAGCCAATATCTGCCGTCTCGCCGAGATCCATACCGCCAGCCGTTGCCATGCTCAGCACGCCGGGAAGCGCAGCCTGAATGGCCTGTGGAGTGAAGCCAGCCATTGCAAGAAATGCCTGTCCACTGGCGGCATCGCCTGCGGTGAACTGCGTTTCAGAGCCAAGTTTTAACGCCTGCTCACGCAGCGCCTTAAACTGCGGGCTGTTCTGGTCGATTCGCGTCAGTGCCTGAACGCGGGACATCTCTTTCCCGAACCCGATCGCAGGCTGCAAAAAACGCCCGGTAGCATAGCCGCCAGCCGCTGCCGCACCAATTGCCAGCGCACCACCTGTTTTCAGTTTTCCCGCGGTTTTCCTGCGCGCGCGAATACCGCTCACGCGCCCGCGTTACACGCGCAAGCGCCTGCCGTTCGCGTTCAAGCTGGTTGTTGTACTGTTCGGTGCGTCTGATGGCCTGCTGGATGGTGTTATCGCTGCCTGTCAGGGAAATGCCGTGGCGTTTCAGCTCTCGCCAAGTTCCCGCATTTTCTGAATTTCCGTGTGCGCGATTCATTCAGGCGTTCAAGCCGGGTGCTTAACTGCTGCAATCAGCTTTTGTTGTTTTTCGCTGAGCACTGTACCCGTGCGTTGTAACTGATTAAGGGCGTTAAGCTGGCGTCGTGCTTTCAATATGCCAGCATCCGCTTTACTGACAGCGTCACGGGCGCGCTCAAATGAACGCGCCTGACGCTCGAGATTTTTGATCGCCCCCTGAGTTCGCTGGATGGAGTCACCAAACTGCCCCATCAGGCGGCGGGCGTTTTCGGCAGGCCGGGTCAGCCTGTCAACGGCGCTGAAGCGACCCGGATATCAGAGTCTTCATTGTCTGCATTCCCGCTGCGAAGTGCCGCCCGCTCACGCCAGCTAACCACTTCGCCGGGCGTCATCATGAAGATTTCGGCGGGCGACCAGTTAAAAATGGCGGCAATATCCGCCACAAAGTCTTCTATGTGCTCAAAGCACACAACCGTGATCAGGCTTCCGTCGCCTGTTCGTTCTTCCCGCCAGAGTCCGCACCGCTCAAAAAATTTACGGCAACCACACATAACTGAATAAAGTCACGGGATGCCATTTTTTTGATCGTCACTTCATCCAGTCGCCGGTGATGTCACGCGTGACAGCAGCGTAAACATGGATTCCGCTTTCAGATTCAGCACATCAGACAGCGACAAATCTCGCAGAGATCCAGCCTGCTCAATAGCCCCGGTGATCTCCACATACGTGATTTTTTCGCTGCCTCGCTCAATTGGTTGGGTAAGTTTTACGCCACGCTCACTGGTTTCTTTCACAGTGTC